CAGAGCCTAGTAAATCTTTACCATGTCCCCCTATACATGCAAAAGTAAGATTTTCTGAATAAGTATTACTATTGCCAGAAAAAGAATTGTCTTTTAGTATCTGTCCTGTAGTTAAATGAGGATTAAAATCAGAATTAAAATACTCAAACCATCCACTCTGGTTATAGCTCCCTCCCGTTTGTGCTTTATCTCCTCCTACAGAAAGAGCTAAAAAATGATAGTCAGCATCCCAATAATTAGCGGAAGAGGTAGAAGAAATAAGAGTGATGTTATCACTAGAATAATCCGTAAAATTTCCCCTAGGATTAAATTGAACTGTAATATCTGAGCCTACTTTTTTATGGGACAAGTGCATCCCTTCTATTAAACTAATATTAGATATATCCCCCAATAAATAATTGTTCCTACCTGTAGAGTTAGGGTCTACTGGTTTATAGACAAAAACAATTAAAGCTCCATGAGCTAAGTTTATATAAGAGATTAAGTCATGAATAGGAATTAAAGCCGCAACTCCTGACATAGAACATCTATTACGATTGTCATTATTATAAAAGGGGACAGTTCCAAAAGGAGTTAAATAAGATTTGTAGTTTTCATTACTATCCGAAGTAGTCGGCTTCCAAGAAAAGCCAGATGTTTTATTATAAACCCCTCCAGAATTATAGCTATTTCTAGGATATGGAAGCACAGAAAGAGCCATGGTTTCCTCGTTAAATACGGCAGAAGTAGCCTTAGTGCTGTTAGTTAGGCTAAAACAATAATTTAAAAATAAAGGAGAAAAATTAGAAAATCTGGTAACAGTATTAGAATAATATATATCATAAACTATAGTTCTAGAATATAAATACAATTCATCATAATAGTCATCATCTTCCTTTTTGTAAAAAACAGTAGAGACGTCTATGTCTTTTATAAAATTGTGTTTAGTTCCAAAATTATCTATGTAGCTAGGAACATAAGCTCCATTAATTATTAATCCCTTTTCAGAAAAATCAATATAATTATCTATTAAATTTTTTACTTTTTTACTTAATTCATCTACCTCTTTATAGTTTTTAGATATTATATCTAGAGACAAAGTGGATTTAATTTTATTAGGATTCGGGTCTTTAGACTTGATTAATTCATTTTGACAGTCATAAACAATAGCTGGAAAAGAATTGTTTTCAGAAAGAGAATACTTTGCATTCTGAGGCATAACTACAGGAAAGACACCCCCAGCACTTAACTCAGATATTTTTTCTTTTAAAAGTATGTATATCGCTTTTCCTACCATTGTATCCCAAAATATGTATATTTATCTAAAATAAATTTCTGTGTCTCAGTATATTTAGTTTCCCCCATATTTAATTTTTCTGGATAAATAATTAAATCATATATATTAATAGAGTCAGTATATCCAGTAACATCGCTTCCTATAGTTTCAAAATTAAAACAGTCCTCATAAACAGTTCCTGTAGCTGACCCACTATAAACCTCATCGCTTCTTTGGTATGGATTCCAATTCTTAAGAGAACCAGAACACCAATATCTTACTTGTCCCCCCACTACGTTTCCAGACGTTCTAGACATAGTAAAAGCAAAATAATTTTTTTTAGTCCAAGTGAAATTAGGATTCAAGCCAAAAGCATCCCACCTAATAACAGTAGCAAAAGTTACAGTCTGCTCTCCTCCAGCCGCTAAACGGATTCTCCCATTATAATTAAAAGTAATAGTTCCAGGCAAAAAAGCTCCTATAAATAAATAAACCGCTCCTGTCCCAGTAGTAGTAGAATTTCTTTTATATACTATAGCCGCTTGACTTCCTATAGCATCAATTCCCTCCATTTCAAACACACAGCAGAAAGTTACTTCTTTTCTTGTTCTAGCTAAAAAATCACTAGTATTATTAGCTAGTAAATACTTTCCGCCATTAAATTGTAAATAGTTTTTTTCATTATTTTTTAAAGTGGGTCTATAAGTATTAGAAGTTCCACTATCGTCAGAAAATACAATATAATTGCTATCTAAAGTAGTAGGAGACCCCGAAACAGTAGGTAAAATATTTGTAGAAAAAAGATTATTTACTCCATCATTAATGGCTACAGGCTGAGTATATGCGGGATTCCCACCCACATTAGTAGTAGACATTAAATTTAAATCTTCTAAATTAATACATAAATCACTCCCCCACATAGACGGAGAATCTATATATGTTAAGCTAAAATTTAAAGTATTCTTATATAGCTCTAAAATATCGTCAAAAGTTTCTCTAGAGTTTTCAAAGCTTATGTCTAGTATCTGCATTCCTCCAATATATAAAGTCTCTCCTGTAGATGCTGGAGCATATTTGCCAAAAGTAGAATCCGTAGGAATACCATATCCCAATCCATCGGAATCATTAGAATTATATATATTTTTATATCTATGTAAATTAGATATAATCATCATAGATATTTTATTTAAATCAGAATAGGTCTCTGCTACTATATCTATATCTATGTCTAATTTAACACCCCAAGCTCTAGAGTCTTTTATGGTATATGGCTCTGTATCCATAATGGTATAAACTATAGCTGGAGTTCCATAATTTTGAGGAAGAACATTAGGAAAAACATTATTTCCTACTAAGCTATAGACTTGATATTGTGGATTATAGCCATTAGTAGTATGTCCTACTAGTAAGGATTTAAGTACACTTCCTACCATTTTATCAATTTTTCTGCCTCTTTTAGCATTATGTTTAAAACCTCTCCAGCTTTAGCAACTCTAGCCTTTTCTACAAAATCTGGATTTTGATGATTTTTAGTCTTTCCTCCTCCTCTTGTAGCATGAGGAGAGATAGCCAAGTGAGCATACCATCCATCTAGATTAGCTTTTCCCGATACTCTTCTATTTAGTTTGCCAATCCTAGGAGCTACAAAATATCCTTTTTTACCAGCAAAAGTTCCTACTGACCTTTTTAAAGTTCCCGATTTATATTTAACTCTCTCTCCGCTATAATAATAATACTTCTTCTTTTTTTTATTACTATTATTTTTATACTGGGGAGCGATATTTCTCATCTCCGCTCTTAATGGTTTAGCTCCTTTTCTTGCTATTTGTTTTAATTTTCTATTTCCAAATCTAGCCTGTATAACATCCAGAGACCTAATAAGTCCCGCCATGTCTGTAGAATTTATAAGGATAGTATTTTCTGCCATTAGTTATCATCTGTAAAATAACACCTTATTAAAATTCCTTTGCCTCTTCCATTGTATTCCATGCTAGATATCTTCCAAAATTTATTTAAATACTTTATAGTAAAATGCTCAGAAGGAGATATTGTTGCAGAGTTTACTTGTAAATCATCATCCCACCTTACTAAAAAATTTATTTTAGATTCTCCTACTATTACCGAGTCTTCTACTTCTTGAGTTCCTTTAATAGCAGTAGTAATTAATTTAGCCCATATAGTTTTTAATAAAGCACTAGACTGGCTTATTTCTCCAAACTCATTTTGAGTATTAGTGTAAGAATAAACATCTATAGGAGTGTCTAATTGTCCAGCTTTTAAAAATTCTTTATTTCCTCTATCAGCCATTTTTAATATGTTTTAACTCTATATGGGTCTAATATGTATTCTGAAGCCTTAGGAAGTCTACTTACTGAATCTTCTCTAAGTTCATACATTCTGCCTACTATAAGTAAAATAGCTTGTTTAATAGCATCTGGCACATCAGAAGCAGAAGTTCCATAGCCACACTTAAACTGAATTTCTATAGCATCAGCTCTATTATATAAATCTGGAGAACTTACTCCGTCTTTTATTTCTATAAATCCTTTTTGATTTATAAATGTTCCTGTGTTGTAATTAGTGTTGCTCCATGTTTGATGGACATTATCAGTATCGTAGTATTTTAAATGAGTTATTGAAATTAATGGGGGATATGGTAGTACTATTTGAGATAGTCCTGTATATTTAGAATAATAGCCTCCATAAGTACTAAGATTAGTTATGACATCTCTATATAAATAGCCATCGTATGAATTAGACACATAAACATCATCCCAAGAGGACATAGTTAATTTATATTCATGTTCTAAAAATTTAGTATTAGTATAATTTTGAGCCACTTCCATCCCCGCAGTAACAAGGCTACCAATTAAAGAATCGTCTGCTGAATGTGTTACTCTTAAAAATCCTTTAGCTGTAGAAGTTGGTATCAACGTACTAGCTGTAGGAGCTGAAATCAAATTTAGTCTTACCATTGTTTTTTTAAATAAAAAAAGGGAGGGAATTATCCCTCCCCCTTATTAATAAATAAATATATAATTATGCGTTAGCTATCTTAACGAATGCTGTTGTATTATCAACCGCATTACCATCTACTAGAGATGTGCAAACTAACGAGCCTACACCTTGTCTAGATTTAGTGTAAGGGTCAAA